GTAGCAACAGGGACAACAGGAGCAACAGGAGCAACAGGAGCAACAGGAGCAACTCTCTGTAGACGTACCTTCACCTCATTAAGATTCTCCCACAGAATTAGGCTCCTCTGATCAGTTGACCAAATATCTAGTTCGGTACTGCGTCCATCCATGGTTGTAACACAAAGACGAAACTCCATTGAAGTATCAAGATATGTGCTATTAACAAGTGACCATACACCCATCCACATACTTAGACTCGGTGGAAAGCGATCACCCTTCCACAGTGTTGTGTCAAAGAAGCTTGTCAGGTCATATAGACAAATATCTCCATGATAGAGTTCAGCCGAAGAAAACTCTAGTGTGCGAGCAGGTCTCGTTGCATCTAGAATAAGTGTGTTCGTATCCTTATTGTAGGTACAAAGAACCTTCGATGAACCGGGATTCCTATTTTCATAGTTCCGCTCATAGACAGGCGCAGTCGACCCCTCAAAAAAAACATAGTTCTCCTCCCTAGCACTATCTACAATAAAACGAGTTGTCTTTGTAGTTTGCTTGTAAACAACAGTTGATGTATTGACTAGCCAAATATAAACAGATACAAATAGCTGCGTCCAGTTAATAGTTTTTAGAGAGTCAATCATTTCTACATATCTAACGACGTGAAAGTTTAAGTCCTTTTACAACCAATTGTACTTACTGAAGTTGAGGGAGGCACACTTGTTACAGACGCTGGTAATGTAGGTGAATACACACTACTACATTTAATCTTTACGGGAAGTTGAGGGCAAGAAGGGGGAGTCGGTTCCATACAATCATCCTCACGTGAATTTGAGGAGGTTGAAGGTATAATCACTAGAGGTGTAGATAACCATATTAAAAAAAGACCAAGTAAAATGAAAACAAATGGAATACTGAGAAGAATCCATGCAGCTGTATCACCAAGATACTGACAGATAAAACTTAGACCGATTGTACAAAAAAATCCGCCAAGGGCATGAAATGGTACATATCTATATTTACCAGCTGCTAAATCTAAAAGTACAATTGCCGTAAAGAGTGCAGCGCTTGTAATAGCAGCAGGACAGAATGTCATTCTATTAGATTACGCGATTTTTACAAGCTTGCCGTTCTTTTCATCATACTCAGCAAACGGTTCATCTTCGGGAGTATCATCATTAATACGATATACCTTATTGTATTGGTCCTTGTAATAGGTCTTTCCCTTCCATACAAACTCTTCAAGCTGAAGCTCTTCCTCCTCAACCTCCTCCTCCTCTTCCTCCTCAATTGCACTTTCTGCGCATTCATTCTCCTTAGCAAGCTGTCCATCGTCATCTGAATCAATGCCACCCTGCTCCGCAACAACTTCACCATATGCAACCTCATCGTCAACTGCGACTTCAGTATCCTCAACAACTACATGCTTCGTAGATGCCTCAAGAAGCCTTGCACGTGCTAGACTCTCAAGTACATTAACTGGTCTTTCATCAAGAACTACACTATGCTGCCGCTGAATCATTGGAACAATAACACTGTTCTCTGAGTTAGGACTCAGAATCGGTGAAGGAGGAACCGGTCGCTTCATCAGAAGACCTTCAAGACCACCTGACCGAAGCTGTGTCGCAGGTGTCTCCATAATGCTAGAAATACGCTGAGTCTCAAGAGCTGTAAGTCGCGCTTCTAGCTTCTGAATCGCACTTGAATCAGTACTCTGTGCCTTAAGAAGATAAATCATCTGCCTTTCAGCAACATTTAGCTTCTCATTAATATCGGCTCGAAGCTGTGTGAATACAGTAGTAATGAGTTCCATTGTCTTTTAGATTCAAGAAATACAAACCTTCAAAATCAAATTTTTGACGCTACCTTGCGACAATACCATTTCCACGAATGTTAATTGTCATACACGCATCAAGAGTCGACTCGCGATCCTTTAGTGGCTTATTACGTCTTAGACGAAGCCCTTCTTCTGCCTTTGAAATTCTCTCTGTGATAATACCATTTGGTGTATTACGAATATTCGTATCGTAAAAATCAATTGGCTTCGTATCCATAGTGCCTAATATACTGACTACAGGTGGCATCTGAATATCAATACGAACTGTCTTACTAAGTAGAGTATTACGAAACTGTTCAATACTCATAGGACCTCCAAACTTCTTGAGTGATTCGCGAGGAGGCGCAGGATAGATACGCCCCTCATACCATACTGAATAGAGACGATGAAGAAGAGCCATACGCTCCCATCGAACATGCGGGTCAACTGTTTCATTCAGTAGGAACGACACAGCACATTCAGGGCAACAGAAGTTCCCGTAGATTTTATACGTACCTTTTTCTTCACGCTCAGGAATTACAATGGGCTGTCCTGTAAAACACTCCGTACACCAAAAACATGCCGTATCTACTGTTTCAGGAAGAAGCTTGGTTTCATGTGTATCTCTATATGCTACCATTAGATTACAACGATAAAATGGCTGTAATGGTTTTGTTTCATCATCTTCGTCAGACTTTCGCACAGGGTGTTGAGGATTACCAAGAGGATCTGAAATCGGTACAGGCTTACCCGCCGACTTTGTAGGAACTACTGGAAGAAGAGACTCAATCTCAAAGGGTGCGCGATTTACTGCAAAAAGATCACCATCATTTACATCATAGGGTTCAGGCTGTTTAGGAGGATTTGGATCATACTGAAAAGTAGAATCATTGAAATTCACTTCATTACTATGGATATGAAGATGAGCAATTAGACTACGACGTGACTCAACTGGTTGAAAAGATCCTTCAATACCGTCAGGTGTAACAAGTGCAACAACTTGAATTTCTTTCTTTGACTTCTTCTTTGTTTTTGGTGCAAGTACTACAGGCGTCGGTTCGGGCGTTGGTTCTGACATTGGTTCGGACATAAGCTCTGGCACTGCCACTGGCATAACAGTCTTCTTACGCGGCGGCATTTCTAAATTTTTTACGCGTTCGGAGCTTTAGGCTTTTGACAGATAAAATGGGCTTAGAGAATGCTAACGAAATTAAACAAATGGCGGCAATTCCGTACGATGAACTTTTCAATGAAATGATTAAATCTCCAGATAAAATGCGTCACTGTCTCTTTGTAGGACCTCCTGGTTCAGGAAAAACAAGCACAGCACAGGAGTTCTGTCGACGCTGGATTGGACCACCTTCAACTTGGATTGGGCGTGTGCTTTTTTTAAATGCATCAGATGAACGGAGCCTTGAGGCGGTTCGTACAAAAGTCTATCCATTTGTTCGTTCAACCTTGACAACTATTTTCCAGTTTGAATCAAAATCCGATGCAAAAGTAATTGTATTTGACGAAGCAGAAACACTCACCGAACAAGCACAGCTTTCACTTCGTCCACTTCTCAATATGCCAGCAAATAAGGTCTGTATGCTATTCCTGTGTAATAGCAGCAGTCGCCTCCATATCTCCTTGATTAACCGCTTCTGTATTTTACCTTTTTACCCTCCACCCCCTGCGGTATATTTACAGCGTGTAAGGAAAATCATAGGCAACCAAGCAATTGATATTTCACCAATTGATGCTCTCTACACTCGCTCAGATCTTCGATCCTTTCTCTTTCATCCAACGCGTGGCTCAATTCATACAAAATTCATCTTCAAACTACTTCATTGTCCCATTTATGAAGTACAATCTACAATTGAACGCGAAGCCAAGAATACATTTTTAAAAGAGATTGCGGGTCTCATTTTTTTCACTTTTCTCAGCCTCGGTGTTGCGAATAGTAAAGACCTTCTTAAAATTATTCTTATTGGTAATGCCGATGTACTTCGTGTAATGCCTGAAAGCCAGTGGTTTCAAATGCTTGCTGAATGGACAATTGAAATGCGTGTAAAATTTGATTCTTGTATTTAAACCCTTTAACAGGAAATAAAGAAAATGGAACGTTCACAACTTAAAATCAGTCGCTACAGGATTTCTACCATGGTGATTACGGGAAACTTTGGTACACCCATTAATCTTCAGAGTCTCTTCCAGCAACTACCTGCGCTTTTGATTCCAATTGGATATCCCGCGACTGGAATTCTTAAGATGGAGCATCGTGAATCTGTCGTTGGTGCGAGTGCACGAGATGTTCTCACTCATCGTCGCGTCGCATCCAAGACCTTCTTTAATCAATCAACCATTGTCATTCGGCAACCGTATGCGGATGGTTGGAAAGAGGCAAATCTGAAGATGTTCGCAAATGGCGGCTTTCAAATGACTGGTATTCCTACAGAGGCTTTCGCACGCACTACAATTGAATGGCTTCTAGAGCATCTTACAACGCATCTGAAGACACCTGTATGGACGGGTACTGCAACGCTAAAGGCATGTAATATCCAGTTGCTCAACAGCGACTATAGTGTGAATGCGACAATTCTCCGAAACAAGCTTCATAGGCTCCTTACACAGAACTATCGTCTTTTCAGTACTTATGAATCAACGATTTATCAGGGCGTAAACACAAAGTATTACTACAATGAATCACGAAAGCCAGAACTCGCACCAGGTATTTGCCATTGTACCGAGCGTTGCTCAGGTCAGGGTACTGGTAAAGAGAATGGTCAATGTAAGAAGATTACGATTAGTGCCTTTCAGACGGGTAGTATTATTATTACAGGTGCACGTTTTCTAAAACAGATTGACGAGGCATATGAGTATTTCAATCAGATTCTAGATACTCATTGCGCCGATATTCTCCAGCCGATTCCTGTCTAGGCTCATGCGGAAAAAAAGAATCTTCTGTTTCCTTTTTAACTACAGATTTCAACTCCGGATGTCAACGTCTAATGCCCCTTCGACTGTAACCACCACTAACGCCGCCGCTGCTACCACTGAGGTTCTTCCCTCCGTCGCTGTACTCCAGCACGCTGCTCGTCTGGCTATCCAGCAGGACAAGCCCATTCTCCTAGATTACTATGTTGAAACTGTGAATGGCAAGGCGTTCATGGGTGAGGACCAGGAGACCAAGGAGCGCATGCTCGTCAAGTCAGCCGATGAGTTCACTAGCCTAATCCAGAAGGTTTACAAGGTCACTGAGGACTACATCATCATCACGGAGAATTCTATCTACGTGGTGAGTGGTAAGATTCAGAAGCGTCGCATCCAGGCTGCGTCCATGCGCAACGCTGTTGAGGAACTCGAGGCGTAAATTTGATATACGTGTTCAAAATCAATATAAGTAAAATGTCACTTGAACCCGACTCAGCCATACAACTTGGCAAAGCATATAAACCGATCTGTCTTGGAGTTTTAGGAAAACGCGAAGACATCTCTCGTAATGAATTTCATGAACGTATTCTTAATCCTCTTATGGAACTTATTGGAAAGGTTCCTGATATAGTCTATATGTCAAATGAGGGCTCAACATCATCATTTGTAAGCATGTGGTCTGAGACCTGTGGAGTTAAACATGAGACAGTTATGGCAGATTGGCG